TAGGTAAAGCCTAACGGGAGATCTAAGAGGTGTCACAGGATTAGCTACAACAATAGGATGCTTTTTTTTCAAGGACCACAGAATAAACAGCCGTTCCATGAAGTACCCTACGGCTTTTTTTCTATCGGCTCCGAAGTTATGTTCTTGAGAGAAGTACGGGTGCTTTTGGTCTTTCAAGGACTGCTGCACTAAAGGCCAGGAAAAATCCATGAAGTCTACAAAAAGGTTTTTGTGCATGTACCAGTAATTTCCAAAAACTACCTTATTGGAGGAATACCACCCCTCGGGGACTTCATCTACCACGGTGTTGATGTAAGAGGTCATCCCTGGGTGAGCAATTTCAGTTTGAATGCTAATAGGTAATGGGAAGCCTCCCCCGTCTAGCAGTTCAGACATTCCCCAAGTTACAATCTTTTCGGGATTTTTTATAGAGTCCAGATAGCTTTGACTCTCAAAAATAGTTGGCTGCTTATCTAACTGCCTGTAAGAAGTGGTCCCGAAGTAATCTCCCTGAATACAATCAAGATTTCTGTAGAACCACAAGAAACAAGCATACTCAGCTAAAGCTAATCTCGTTTTGGCATCTTCCAATTCGGGACAGTTTATAAATAGTTCTGAATTTACTTCTGGCTCTAATCCAAAGCCTTGATAACAGTCGGTTTGGAAGATATGTTTCTCGTGCTCTTTTTTAAAATAACATTGATAGATCATAGTATTTCCTCTTGCCACAAGGAGAAGATTTCCTCATTAGTTAATTCTGATACAGTGTTGTCTGTTTCTTCGTTTCCAAAAAACTTAGTTCCCGTGCTGAAACATTCGTCTTTAACCAAACAAGCAACCTCTCCTTTAGAAGAATGATATACTCTGCCTACAGAGTCATACATCTCTTGCTTGGAATCAGCGTATCCTGTGTGAATAACCTTTCCGTCAGCCAACAAAGGTTTCACCTTTTTATCGTAGTAGCTGGGGTCTTGTATATTTCCAAACAAAAATACCTGTTTACAGCCATCCTCAATAGCCCTCTCTATGGAAATATGAGTTTGTTTTCTATCTTCAATGGCTCCAATCACCCCAGCTACTAAGTCTAGATCCGATTTATCGTTGGAATGTAGCTCCTCCTTTATGTTCGGTATAATTGTAGAAGGCCCTTGATAGGCTGAATGATAGTTTCTATGCTCTTCGTGTAAGAATATGGCTTTATCCCAAAATGTGCGTACTTTGGAGAAATCAAACCACCATTTTTCATGACATGCAAAAAGCACTTTTTTTACTTCAGGTCTCTGGGCAAAGTTTAAGTAATGGCAGATTAAAACGTCATCTTTTTCTAACTTGAGTTCTGATAACTTACTTGACTTGCAGCGATTCATATGCCAGTCCTGTGGCCCATAAAAAGTACAATCCAAGCCCTTAGAATTAAAGTAATTTGTTAGGTTTACAAATACTGTCGTAGATCCTCCTGGACCTGACCAACCACTAACTATCTTTACTTTCAATATTCATAACCTCTCTATAAAGATCAATTCTCTTTTTAGCCATCGTGTTCATATTAAAGTTCTCTTCTGTAAGCTGATGTAGGTTTTCACCCATTCGCTGCACCATGTCGGGCTTCTTAGCGCACAACGTCAGAATCCTAACCCATTCAGAGATACCCTTCTTTGGATCAATCAGAAAGCCTGTCTCTCCATCTTTAATCCACTCGTCATAGCAGCCCACATTGCTTGCCACCAGCGGAATCTTATAACGACCACACTCGGCTACTTTAATTTCAGACTTACTGTCATTAAAATCATTCATCTCAAGAGGGGCTAGTGCTACATCCATGTTAGTATAAAACTGACCATATCTGTCAGGCTGAAGAGCATAATGAATATTCCAGTTCTTGCCTCCTTTGAATCCGCGTAGGATTATAGACTTATACTTATTCCAAACATCGGTCTGCCAGTCTGTGTTCCCTGGGGGCGGATGTCCGTAGAAATCCCACTGGCAGTTCTCGCGGCCAACACGCTGGTTTACAAGGTGCGGTACGCCAGAAAAATACTTTAGATCCTGCTCATGGTGGATACCACCCACCCAACCAAAGCGAACATAATTCTTCTTCTTTACTTTAGTTTTGGGTAGATTCCAACAAGGAAGATTATAGTCAATAGTGTTTTTTACTATGGCTAAAGAGTTTCCATTACCGATGAAAGGCTTAACTCGCTCTGCAAACTTTCTTTGTGTAACCGTGACGAGATCAGCGTGGCTATAAATAAACCCTGCAATATCTTCAAGACCTTTCTCCTTGTATACATTGTAAAGCCTGTGGCCTTCGTAAATGTTGGTAAGCAAATCGTCAGTATCATAATGAACTAGGCAACCAAACTCCTTTGCCTTCCCCACAATCCTTGCTGTGTAAGGTCCTCCGAAGTTAGACAGGTTCTGAGTGAAGACAATATCTGCCCACTTCATATTCTCAAACTCCCAATTCTCCTGCCACTTGCCTGTCTTCTCATCTATACCAAGAGGATTCTTATCCCAGCGAATTTCCACCTTGTCTCCATGAAGCTCCTCTAGCTTTCTCATGGGGGCAATAATCCTATAGTAAGCACACCCGCCTTCGTTAGCGGGAACACACAGTATTTTTAGCTTTTCTTCAGTCATAATAAAAAAGGAAGGCACCCCGTCAGTGCCTTCCTATTATAGTCTAATCCTAAATGAAAATCGTGGATTAGGCTAGTTCTTCTTCTTCCATAACGGCCATTTCACTGGCCTCTGAAGTGTGAGAAACGCCGATGGCAGCAGCGATACCGTGAATGGTGCCAGCGATATCGACATTGCTGTCAGTAGGAACCATAGCCTTGATAGCCTTGGCATAGTTTTTGCGCTTTCTGCGGCTAATCAGAGTCAGGACACCTTCCCAAGCGGCGAGGCCAGGAACAAAGGTGGCACCAAGACCAATCAGTGCATCAAGGATTCCTGGAACGTCTCCCTCACCTGGAGAGAAAGGAACGTAAGCTCCCTCCTCGATAAGGTCGTCACGATCAGCCAGAACAAGCTGTGTGCCCTCAGGAAGCTCGCCTACCACGCTGGCAGGTAGAGTATCAAGCGGGACAGGCTCCATCTCAGCGCCCTCTACGAGTTGAGACGGAGTGGTTACAACAGTGTCCTCACCGAAGAGGTCACTCAGGAGTTTGCAGGAGGTGAACCCCGTCATGATGACGAGAACCGCTGCAACGGATAGAATAAGGTTTTTCATAATCAGCTTTGAAGTTTAGAGAGATAATCCCCATCCGAAACATCTTCATCGGGACTGTTGGGGTTACTAAGTTCAGGAAGCCCAGTGAGAGCCGCCACCACTTTCTTGTACTCCTCGTAGTCCTCTAGCTTAACGAGGGAGTGGATGTCATGAAGGCTGTCCATAGCAGAGGCAACCTCAGCTTTAGAGCCAGCAGGAGAAGACTTCGGACGCGGTGCCGACTGGTCGTACTTTGGCCACTGTCCCTCCATCTCCTTGATGATCTTAAAGTCGTGCCCGTTGTCGAGGTCAGTGATATCACCAAAGTCCTCGTCAAGCATGGCTGCGATAATCTTCTTGAACAGGATGACGCCAACAGAGAGGATCTTAACGTCCCCAGAGTTGCGGTCAAGAATGTTCATGTAGTAACGAGCGCGAGGCTTAATCTGCCGTGCGAGATCCTCGTCCTCCTTCTTACCCGTCTTCCACAGACCGTAGTACAGGTCGCAAAGAGGGCAAGCCTCACCATGCACCTTACGGCAGTGGTAGTTCTTAGTGTTCCCGTCAGGACCAGTCACACGGTGGATCTTAGTCTCCGCATAGAACTCATGGTCCTCATCCTTGCCAGGAAGAATACGAACAGCGTTGCTGCCCTCAGGAATTTGGTAGAACTTGTTAAGGAAGTCCGAGTTGTTGGAGGTAGTGCCTCCACCGTTAAGTTGTTCGTGTTTCCGTCGTAGTGCTTCTAGATCAATAGCCATAGTAGTTTCCTCAGTTGTATAGTTTAGTTTCTGCGCGTCGGTTACTTGACATTTGTACAATCATGTCTTTCTTGTGCTCAAGAGCCCGACACAAACCCTTGAGAACCTCGTACCTGAACGAAGCTTCGTTCAGATCCTTGCTCGCTGTGATGTAAGCCTCATCGCTCATAACCAGATCATCCAGGTCCTTTGCTGTAAGCTTTACTGATGATGCGTTCTTGTGCCCTGCTCGAAGCTTCGCGGTAAGAGCATTCACATCAGTCTGCAAGTCATTGTACTCATGCTTTGCAGACGCCATCAGTCCATGATAGTAAGAGTACATGGAAGCTTGATGAGACATTTCCGTTTCAATTTGGTTTTGGTTAACTTTAGAGATCGCCTCAGAGATCTCTTTGTAGTTGTCCCAGCTAAAGTTAGTAAGAAGTTCGTGTATTTCCTGATCGAGCATTCGCTGATCCTCCAGTAGAAGTTGAATTAGTTGTACTACTATTAGAGACGAACTGGTCTACCGTTTTACGACCTTCTCTAGAAAAGTCGTCAGAATTAAGGGGAGCGGATG